TGGGCACTTCGGCCAACGTTTATACTGATGCTGACACGAATGCCGATGTTACGGTTGAGTTTGGTGCAGGCGGTGCGCATAAGAAGCTGACCGCTGGGACTACGTACGTAGAGCTGAATGTGGCTGTTGGTAACGCGTGGGACGCACTTAAGGCCGATTTGACGTCGGCGACGGCTGCCACGATTAACGAGCTGCGCCAGGCATTTCAGGTACAGAAGATGCTGGAGAAGGACGCTCGAGGTGGTACGCGTTATACCGAGAAGATTAGGGCTCATTTTGGTGTAACCAGTCCGGACGCTGTTTGCAACGTCCCGAGTATCTCGGTGGCGGATCGAGTCCTGTTAATATTTCACCGATTTCGCAGCAAGGTGAATCCGGTACTACTCCTCAAGGCAATCTTGCCGCTATTGGGACGGTTTCGGCCCAGGGACACGGTTTCGTGTCTTCTTTCACAGAGCACGGTATCCTGCTCGGTCTGGTGAATGTTCGAGCAGACCTGACGTATCAGCAGGGTCTGCATCGTATGTACTTGCGTTCTACTCGCGAGGATTTTTATTGGCCTTCGCTTGCTCATATCGGTGAGCAGGTGGTCACCCAGGAGGAGATCTGGACGACGGGTGATCCGGCTAAGGATGGCCTTGTGTTTGGCTATCAAGAGCGTTATGCGGAATACCGCTACAAGCCTTCTCAGATTACTGGCTTATTTCGCTCTACTGCTACGAGCTCGTTGGATATCTGGCATCTTTCGGAGGAGTTTACTGTNCCTAGCGAGCCTCATTTTATTTTCGATTCTTATTTCTCTCTCAAGTGCGCCCGTCCGATGCCTGTATTTGGTGTCCCTGGGTTCATTGATCACTTCTAATGCCTGGCCCGTTGTTGGCGGCAGGTTTGGCGCTTGGTTCGTCCGCTATTGGAGCAGCTGCTTCTGCTTTTGGTCAGCACAAGGCTAATCAGCAGAACCTGAAGATTGCTCGTGAGCAGATGGCTTTCCAGGAGCGTATGTCTAGCACGTCTGTGCAGCGTCGGATGCAAGACCTGGAGGCGGCGGGTATTAACCCGATTTTGGCCGGTTATGATGGTGCTTCTACTCCTGGAGGCGCTTCTGCGCAGATGCAGAACGTGGCGCGTGATGCCCCGGAGGCTGTTGCGTCTGCTCGCCAGAATTTGATGGCGACTCAGCAGATAAAGCTGGTTAAGGCGCAATATGCCAAGACTCTTGAGGAGGGCCATAAGGCGCATTCTGATGCGAATATCGCTAGGAATTTAGAGACGATGTCTCAGGCGGAGCTGGAGTACTATTTTGAGACGGATAACTTTTATAAGAATCGTCCAGCGTTGAGAGAGATGTTGGATGCGAAGCATGCGTCTGTTGTAGCGTCGTCCGCTAAGGACGTGTCAGGTGCGGCGGCAGCTGAGTTTGGTTTGGCCGAACAGGCCGCTATTTCGGAGTATTTCCGGAAAGCTGGTGTCAGTGGTTCGGCTATTCAGCGGCTTATGCCGATTCTTCTTTCCATTTTAAATCGAGGTAGGTAATGGGTATGTACATTGTGCGCCCTCCGGAGTCTCCGGGTATTATTGGCGCGAAGCAGTCGTTTAAGGACGAATGCGATATTAATAGGATTCTTGCTCGTCATCGAGCTGGTGGTTCGACTACTCATGTGAACCAGAATGCTGGTCGGTATGCCGACGTTTCGGAGATCGGTGACTACCGTTCCGCTATTGAGCGGGTCCGTGCAGCTGACAAGGTCTTTTCTGGCCTGTCTTCTGATATTCGTGCAGTGTTCGCTAACGATACTGCTACGTTCCTGGACGCGGTCGGAGACCCGGACCAGGTTGAGCTCCTGGAGGAGCTTGGGCTCCTGCCTCTGGTAGAGGCTGATGCCCCTGACGCTCCTGTGGAGCGTGTGGATCCTGTGGATCCTGTTCCGGCGGAGCCGGTTGAGCCGTCCTAGACGGCTCTGGCACACTTCTTTCCTTGTTGTAAGTGTGTTTAGTGACACCCTTTCCTTTTTGGGGGTGTCACTTTTTTTTGTATCGACGTTTTTCTAGTTCCTTTAGGATCTTACTTATGTGTTTCATTTTTCCACCTTTTAACTGGTCTGTGCCTGAGCTAACAGTTTCAAGCTAACGCGCCTGCGCGGCTGGCGTGCGGGTGCGAATGGCTGTACTGTGGTACTCAGGCGTGGACCTGGTGGAAGGTTCGCGTAGCGTTTGTTTACTACTACTTGTGGTAGGAGTGTTTTATGCGTCGTTACAAGATGTCTAAGAAGAAGAGTCGGAAGTCCTTCCGCTCTGGTGCATCTCGGGTTCATAAGAAGAACAATCGTTCTGCCCCGATGCGTGGCGGCATTCGTCTGTAATGCCGTGTTTTTTTCCTATCATTGCCGGTGCGGTAGCGGACTGTGCTGTTCCGTGCGGCCGGTGTGTAGGTTGTCGTCTCGAACGATCCCGCCAATGGGCGGTTCGGTGTATGCACGAGGCGTCGTTGAGCGATCGCAATTGCTTCTTGACTTTGACGTATTCCGACGAGTTTCTGCCGTCTCCCTATCGCGTGCTCCTGGAGCAAGAGGTTGCTAAGAGCGGCTCGTTACTTATTTCGGATTTCCAGCGCTTTATGAAGCGCCTACGCAAGAAGTTTTCTTGCGATCGAATACGTTTTTTCCATTGTGGAGAGTATGGGGATCGAACTCGTCGACCCCATTATCATGCTCTCATTTTTGGTTGGGATCCTGTTGATAAGGTCCCTTGGACGGAGCGTAATTCGCTTCCGGTTTGGCGTTCCGCGGTTTTATCTCAGCTTTGGCCTCTTGGGCAGACTGAAGTCGGATCGCTCACCTTCGAATCTGCGGCCTATGTGGCGCGGTATTGTTTAAAGAAGGTGAATGGTTCTGCGGCCGCATCTCATTATGAGGTAGCGGACGTTATTTCTGGCGTTTGCCAGTCTCTACAGCCTGAATATGCGACTATGTCGCGTCGGCCCGGTATCGGGACCGGTTGGCTGGAGAAGTTCCGATCCGACGTATACCCGTCGGATCAAGTCGTTTCTCGCGGGTTTGCTGCCAAGCCACCGCGTTTTTATGACGACTGGTTAGAACGGTCTGACCCGGAGCTGCTGCTCCAGGTCAAGGAAGCGCGGAAGCGCGATCGCACGGATGATGATTCTCGTGCGCGTTTGGCTGTTCGTGAGGTGTGCACTTCTGCTCGCCTCGATTCTCTTTCCAGGAGTTTGTAGCATGAAGATTTTTTCGATTCAAGACGGCGCTGCCGGCGCTTTCATGCGTCCTTTTTTTGCGCAGTCCGATGGGGCTGCGATTCGTGAGTTTGGGGATATTGTAAATGATCCCAAGCACCCGGTGGGTCAACACCCGGGTGATTACACTCTTTTTTCTTTAGGGTCGTTCGACGAGCAGCATGGTCGTATCGACGCGTCCCCTACGCCTGACCCGTTGGGGAATGGCGTCACTTTTCTTATAACGGATTTTTCACATGGCGAAGTCGCGTAACCGGGCTGGCAAGTCGGTCATGATGCACCGTTTTTCTCAGGTGCCTGCGGTCACCGTTCCTCGGTCTCAGTTAGACCGGTCTCATGGTCATAAGACCACGTTCGATGCTGGTTATCTCGTTCCGGTGTATGTCGATGAGGTGCTACCTGGCGACACATTCAACCTCCATATGTCGGCGTTCGCTCGTCTGGCGACGCCTATTAAACCGATCATGGACAATATGTTCATGGAGTCTTTTTTCTTTTTCGTCCCGACCAGGTTGATTTGGGACAATTTCGAGAAGTTCATGGGTGCGCAAGACAACCCTGGCGACTCGACGGATTATACGGTTCCCCGGATGGAGAACCTGCTTACCCAGCTGACTACTGGGTCGTTGTTCGATTATTTAGGTTGGCCGATCGATGACACGAATATGACGAATACGATCAATCCTGATGCGCTGCACACTAGAGCGTACAATTTGATTTACAATGATTGGTTTCGTGACGAGAATATGATCGATTCGGCGGTAGTGGATAAGGACGATGGTCCTGATGATCCGGACGACTATTATCTTCGGCGTCGTGGCAAGCGTCACGATTATTTTACGTCTTGTCTGCCGTGGCCCCAGAAGGGTGACGCGGTTTCCATTCCGTTGGGCACTTCGGCCAACGTTTATACTGATGCTGACACGAATGCTGATGTTACGGTTGAGTT